ACATTTAAGATTGCTAGAGAAACCCTAATGACAGCTCAGCGTCTATTGCTTGATACTGGAAACTTAAACATGTTCCATCAATCAATTGGTTCGTTGACCTTGTTAGACGATTACCGTAGATGGAGAGACAGAGTATTCATTGATGAATTATTCAAATCTGAATCTCGTGGTGCTTCATCTGATACACAGGGTGGATATTACTATCCAAACACAAAGACAAAGTCTAACTCAACAACATTGAATGCTTACTCTGCTACAGAATTTGCTTCTGAGAGATTTAAATTTAATGTAAAGACTGACCTTCTTGAGGTAGTTAAGAGTTTAAGAAAGCGTCACGTACCTGTATTCGCAGACGGATATTATCGTTGTATAGCAGATCCTTCATTCATGAAAGATCTAAGAGCCGATCAAGGCTTCCGTGAAGTAGCAAGATATCCAGGAATGGGTCAGGGTTCACCTTTAATGGGTGCTATGGCTCCTAACCAAGCAATCTATGCTGGTGGACAGTATGGACAAGCTCAGTTCGTAGCTGGTGAGCCAGTTATGCCTTCTGGATTCGTGTTTGAAGGAGTAAGATTCTTTGAATCTACAAACTTCCCATCTAAGACAATTACGGTCGATATTGGAGATGGAAACGGTGCATCCTCAAGAACAACTCCAGCAGGATTGTTCTTTGGTCCACAGGCAATTGGTGTTGGTATCGGTGGTCCTAACGCTCAAGTTTTAATAAACAATAATGATGATTTCTCAAGATTCATTATTCTTATATGGCAGCTTTATGCTGGTTTTGCAAACTTGAATAAGGACTTCATTACCACTGCCTTCACAATTACAGAGTAATAGGAGGTATTAACTAATGGCAACTTACAAAAGTGACGCAGGAGCAATCCTAGAGCCAGGTAATCAAATTAGTCGTTTATCATCTTTCAACCATGAAGGTGTTAAGGGCTGGCCTGGAGTTGAAGCATTTGAACTTATTGGATTCCACAAGGTTTCTTCTAAGTCAGGTTCAAAAGCAAACCATAAGAGCTTCAACATTACAATCCCTTCTCCCGATCGTCGTCCTGATGATCGTGTACGTAGTGACCGCAGCAGCTTAGTAGTAAATGCTAGTTCAGATAGACCAGCATATATCTATCAGGCATCTATTGGTGTAGGTCAGGATATTCCAGCTGGTGGTCTACCATCTTTCCCTGCTTCCCCAGTGACAGCAGATCTTGGTGGAACTAACACTGAGTTAATCCTACTTGGTCCTGATAACAGTGGTGCTCCTTTAGGAGTTCCTTCAACTCAGGCTAATGGTTTAGCAGCAGCAACATCTTCTTTGGCTTTCAGTAGCACAAAGGTTGCTCAAGGTAGTTCAGCTGTATCAGCTGCAAAACTCCCATTTTGGACATCAGTAACTACATCTGGTATTGATGATCAAGATGCTGCAAACTCAATGATGTACAAAGTTACAGCAAACACAACATTTAAAATTTACAATGTTAATGGTGTAACAAGTACAACTGTTGACGGTGACGGTGTATTCATCAGTGATGATGACCATGACGCAGGTAAAGCAGCATATATCATATGTCGTGTTAACTACCTACGTCCAGCTGCTGGTGTAAGCTTCAATGACATCCAAGGATTCATTGATTTTGCTTCTCAAGTAGGCGGAACAGATTCTTAATTAATATTCTTAGAATTAGTAGAAAGGGCGAGTCTTTATGGCTCGCTTTTTCATTGTCAAGAAAAAATTATTGAGTTATTCTAAATAAAGAAGGATTTTTTTTTAATTATGTTGTATCAACACAAAATTACTGGAGGAATAGTAGAAAAGATATCTCAACATGGAGAAGGAGTATCTATGGTTATAAATGCTAATGATGAAACAGAATATGTAAATGATGAAGATTTAATTCCATGCGTCGGTGCTACAGGAGAAAAAATAAAAACTGAAGAAAGATTAAAAGCAGAATTAGAAGCAGGTGGAGAAAAAGAACCAAAAGTAAGTAACAGAGAAACTTTCCCTGTTGATACTAGAATAAATATTAATACTGCAGGTGCTAGACAAATAGCAGATGCCTTACCTGGCGTAGGTTTAAAAACTGCTAGAGATATTAAAGATCTACAAACAACACTTTCAGGAGAGAGATTTACAAAGTTAGAGCAACTAAGAGGTATTAAACGTATAGATTGGGATGAGATATTTAAAGAAAACTTAGTGAGAGTAGACTAGTAACAGGTAAATTTTACTTGTTTGAATGAAGCTTGATACCTTTTTACAATCAAAAGTACGTTGGCATTTAGGTTATAACTTAACTTCAATCCCTGCTGGTGACCAAGCTAGACTTGAAGAAGCTTTGAATAATGTACAAGATTCTTTTTGGGTTAGTAAAATTGTTGAACAGTTAGGTCGCTGTGATGAAGCTGAAAAGCGAACAGACATGACTGGTAGTATTAACAATGATACTATTCCAAGAAATAGAATAGAAAGTATTGCTGGTGATGTTGATAGAACAGTTGCAACTTCAGATTTTCGTGAAACTTTAAAAACTTGGACAGAAATTTATATTTATGAAACTGATAGATTAGCACTACATTTATATGTTCCTAATTACAGAAATCCAGCTCAGGCTAGATATAGATTTAATAGAGAAGGTGCAGAATTTATACAAGCTCTGCCAGGGCCAGCAGATGTTGCTGTAGGAACAAGAATACTATTAGAGAATAGTCATAGATAATGGTTTTACCTTCAACTAAACTTGGATATACTTTAGGTATAAAAAGAGATAGAGATATTATTAGTCCAAGAGAGAGACAGAAAGCCAGTCCTTTTAAAGGAAGGAGTCGTACTAGAATGGCAGGAGAAAAGCGAGTAGATATATTCGCTGTTCGTCCTGATGAAGCACCTTTTTCTTATACAAAAGGTACTAATCTACCTAAACGATTTACACAAACTCTAGACATTCCAATTGAAAGGGAGGAGGAAGATTAAATGGCTAAGAAAAAAATGCCACCACAATTATTAGAATATTTTAAAAATAAAAATAAAAAGAAGGAAGATGGTAAGGAAATGTCTGATAAAGAAAAGAGAAAAGAGGCTTTAGATAAATCCAAAATGATGAAGAATAAAAAAGAAGAAAAGAAAGAAAAGTAAAAAAGCCTTCCTATATAATTAAAACAAGTCCTATGAATAAATAAAAGTGGCAAGCAGTAGTTCAAACAAACAACCTTTAATGGTTGACCGCCCAGCAACGATTTCGACACTATGTACTGTTTCGTCTGGACAGTCATTTCTAACAAGTTTAATTCCAACAGCTGTTGGTAATGCAACAAAAGTATTTGATGTTGACTCTGCATTAACTGATACTTCTATAAGTGGTGCATATATAGACGAGATTTGGTTTACATATTCGAAGAGATCTATACAAAAACTTGATGCTGTAACTGCTACTACTGCCACATATTCTGCTACTAACGCTACCTGTACTATTACAGTTTCAGGTGGACATAATTTAGAAATTGGACAAAAATTATTTTGTGATTTTTTAACATATAACTCAGGGACTGTACCTAAGGATGATACGTTTACAGTTATAGATTCATCAAATTTTACTGCAACTACTTTTGATATAACAATACCAACTATTGCTGGTGGAGCAACAATCACTGGAAATGTAGCTGTTTCTTTACCAATAGACTTTTGTTTTTATCTTGTTAGCACAGGAACAATTACAAACATTAACCAATTTTTCCCTTTATTTACTCAAAGTATTCCTCAAGTAGCTGAAAATCAAATATTAAGTACAACATTAACTGAAAAATTACCTTTAATTAATCATCCTACAGTTCAATCAGGTGCTTTAAATTTTGCTGGATCTAATAATGAAATAGCACCAAAACAAAGAGGTTTAATGTTAAGAAGAGGCCAAGCATTATATGTAGCAGCAAGTGGTTCTACTGCTTTAACAAATGGATTCTATTGTAACGTACAGGGTGGATTCTATTAAAGATTATGTCATTCGGATTTAAAAAATTCGAAGATAAATCTAATTTCGAATTAAAAAATAATTTTAAAAATTTTGAAAATATTCCAAAAAAACCTAGTGTATATCCGAGAGGATCTGATGGATATGCATTAGAGAGTGAAGTTAAATTTTATAATCAAGATTCTTTATGGACTAGATGGAGAAGAGGCTATGAATTATATACATTTACACAACAGATATTAGGATCTACCTCTAAAGAAAGAGATAGAAGAGGAGACTATAGATTATTTTTTACTTTTCAACAGTTTCCTGGAGTTTTTATACCTGCAAGAATATTTACTTTTCCTTCAACTAATCAAGAATTAGGAGAACATATCTGTGGAATGAGAGATACAGATGGTTTTAGTTTTTATGATTTTGGTTTACCAATATTAGATGTTAGATATTTAGCACCTCAAGTAAATGCTACATACTCACAAAGTGGTACTACTCTAATAGTTACAAAAAATGATCATGGTTTATTTCCTGGCGATAATGTTTATTTAGATATATCTACAGGTAGTGCGACAGATGAGACTCTAACAATTATTAGTAAGACGCAGAATACTTTTACCTTGACTGCTTCTAATTCTGCAACAACTTCGGGGAATGTTGTTTATCATAATTCAACAGAGTTTAATGATACTCGTTGGAGATTTGTAAGAGTAAAACTAAGATCTTTACCTACTGAAGTTGCTTTTTTAGCAGGTGAAAGAATGGCAGATCGTATTGTCGAAAGAGACTCAGGTATATCTTCTACATATTCAAGATCAGGCTCTACAGTTACGGTTACTTGTAGCTCTGCTCATGGATTATCTACAGATAATAGAGTTTTTGTTGAAGTAAGCACAGGAGCTGTCTTATCAGGTAGATATACAATTGAAGTTACTAGTTCTACACAATTTAAATTTACTACTATTCCTACTGGAACAACTTCGGGAAACTTAAAATTATTTAGATTAATAAGAGGATTTAGATATGACGATTATGTTGGATATACAGTAACAGGATCTGATGCAACTACAAATGAAATTATTTTTCAAAAAGCAGATAGTTATGGAGCAAAAACTGTAGATACAATTGCTAAAACAACTGTACCAGCTCATAGAGGTTTTGCAGTAGGTAGATTTTTAACTACAGAATTAAGATGGAATTGTTCTTGTCAAGATTTTTCTAGAAGAGATAGTTATGATCTATTTAGTCAAAATAATCATGAGAAGTTTCCAGTAACTGCGATTAGAGATACAAAGCCAGGAAATATAATTCAGAATGATGGATCTATAGATGATAGAAGAGATGAGCCTGGAGTATTTAGAGATCTAGGTTATGTAACTATAAATAATTTTTATGAATTACCTGAATATGAAGATGAAAAACAAGATTCTTTTCAAAATTTACAATATTATCAATTACGTTGGTGCAAGCATATTTACGCTGCTATGTGGTCAATACTTCATGATGAAGGTAACGAACCACTTAAGTTAGCTGCAAAATATAATCAAGATGGTATAAATATTACTGTAGATTTTGAAAATCATAATTTGAATAAAAACGATAAAATTCAATTAAATTTTACAAGTGGAAATGCAATATCAGGTGAATATACAATTACTGATGTTCCTAATCCAAATAGTTTTACTGTTGTTTATCCTTTTACACAAACTACTGGAGGATATGTAACTGTTGAAAATTTAAAGAAACATGAATATGTTGGAGCATGGTTATTAGAACCTAGTGATAAACCAATTGGGAAAGGATTAGAAAGTTGGGAAAAGAGATGGGCAAAAGAAAAAAGAAAAATGCAGGAGGCTGTTGAAGTTTTTGCTTTATATAATCGATCAACAAAATGGGAAGGTAATAAAAATATTATTGGTGATTTTAATTTACCACAAGATGTAGCTAATTTTGATCCGTCAGTAATTGCTATGACTTTGACTGATAGTTTAAAAAGAGATGAGACTGGTGGTTTAAATAGATCGGGTAAACCTTTTAATACAACAAATAGAATGATTGCAATGGTAAATAAATTATTTAATAAAGCTCCTACTGTTTTAGATGATATAAAATTTGGAATTGTAAATAAACCACTATCAGAATTTACTAATGTTTTTGAAGCTGGATTATTAAAGGCTGGTGATTATATAAACGGAGAACTATTAGATGCTGCAGCTAATACAAGTAACATGGATGCTGGTACTTATAATCCAGAGACTGCCCAAGATACAGTAGTAGATGCAGGACTATATATAAATGTCTAATTATGGCAGTACAAATTCAATCTCGTAGATCGAGCACAGCAAATGACAGACCTTTCCCAATAAGATTAGGAGCTGGTGAATTAGCAGTTAATAACAATAATGTAAGTCCAGGACTATTCTTTGCAGATAATACTGCATCTCCAAGCACAGGTTTAATTAAAGTAGGTCCTGTCCATATTGGATCTAGTTCTCCTAACACCCTTGCTGCTGGATTTACCTCTCTTAGTAAAGGAGAAACTTGGTTAGATACCGCTAGTACTCACATATTTAAAGTCTATGATGGTTCAGCATTTCAAGTTGTAAAAGCAGTAGCATCTGTTTCTTCTGGATTACCAGCTAATCCTGTCAATGGACAATTAGTCTGGGATACTAGTGGTGGTGGAGCTTTAAAGATATATTTATCTTCAATTTCTAATTGGCAGGCGGTTTGATTATTTATTTAATAAATGATCTAAAATTCTGTCTAATTTACTATGAACAGCTTGCATTTCTCTTAAAAAATCTTCTTTTAATACGTAATCATGTAAAACTTCATATTTTAATTTTTCTACGTTTTTTTCAATATTTTCGAATCTTCTATCTAATTTTTTATTAAAATTACCTAAAGCCCTTGATATACCAGCAAAAGCTCCAATACTTCCTGAAATAATAGCTGCGATAACTTGAGGTTCCATACCTTAATTATAATAGTAGGCACAGTTTAAAATAGATAATTATATGCAAATATTATGGCTACAGGTTACGAACCAAATATAGAAGGTGCTATAGCTGTCCTTAGAGACTTGATGATAGCAAATAGTTTTACGATGACTCGTCAACCATATGAGCCTAATTATAGAGGTTTAGTTGATGCTGTTATTGATTTAAAAGATGGATTTCCTACTTTTGCTCCATTACAAGTTGGCTTTGATGCTACAGCATTTGAAGATGTTAGTGAAAATGATGCTTTATACATGAGAACTAGTGATGGGCAAGTAGGAAAAGCTAGTGCATCAAATGGTCTACAAGAAAATGCTCAAGTAGTTGGATTTGCGAATGCGGATGCTAGTACTTCTGCAACGGTAAAAGTTATTGTAATTGGAATTAAAAGTATGAGTGGTTTAGATGCAGGGGATTTATATTTTTTA